ATTCGGTCTGCGTTGCTCCATTGGTGGTCACGTAGTCCCCCATCCGTATCCCATGCGCCGTCAAAGAGAACGTGGCAACGCTCCCCGACCTGGTTACCTGGGCCGTACAGGTTTTGCTTTTGGCCGAAAAACATGCGTGACGAGCGGTGGAGAGGCGCTTGAGCCACGTCGGCGAAATGTACCCGGTGGAATCTGCCTGCGGGACGTGGTAGGCCTCGGCGGTCAGGGAAACAGCCTGCCTCTCGCCGATAGCCACCTCAACCCAATCGACCCCAACACGTTGCAGGGTCAAAACCTTGTCCGTGTCGTCGAGGACCACGTCCTCGCCGTCAGCGGTGTGGATCTCCCCGGCCCCCGTCGCCTCATGTTTCACCGTAACGACTCTGGCGGCGTCCGCGCAGCGAATGTACAACACCCGGCCCTCATCCAAGTTTGTGGTGACGATGTTTGAAAGGTCATCAGCGGCGGCGTCAGCCTCGGTATCAACGGTGTGGACCGATCCTGTCGGAGTCACCGATCCCGAAGAAATTGTCAGTTCGGTTGGCGCTATATGTCCAGGGAGCAGGTTCAGTTTGTCCTTGAACCACTCGGTGAGATCATAGAGAGCCCGCAGGGGCCAGTTGATCCACTCGGCCGGTGGTTTCTCCCCAGGGACCGTAGCGGATACCGCCGACAAGTTCGTTCCAGGCGTCAGAGTAAAGGGCTCCCCAACAAGCGTGGTCGTGACGTAAAACGAATCGGCTTCATTCGCCTCGGCCTCGAAATCGGTCGATCCGTTGATCTCGGAAATCAGCCCGTCTCGGATTTCCCCGGCTGTCGCGGAAGCGTCGGAGGTGTAGGAGTAAGGCGTTGCATCAATGGTGACGGTGTACTCCGTCTCATTCAGAACGGTTTCAACCGTTACCTCCTGAGCCAACCGCGCAGGAGTAAACCCACGGTCCAGTTTTGCGGCGGGGGGTTCGGAAAGATAGGCCGTGTCGTCGTCTGTGGCCCACTCCGTAGTTTTGCTCGGCATCGTTGGCTCTGACATTTTTAAAACCCCTTTGAGTTACAGTAGTCCTGCGAGATTTCCGCCAGAAGTTAAATCCTCAATCCCCGAAAAACCTTCCCCTTCGTCGTCACCGTAGAAAGCAAACGGGGTTTCCGGTGGGAGGAAAATGTCATACCCAACCCCCGCAAGCTTGGCCCCCTCGATGGCCTGGCGGACCTCGCCGTGTGAAACGATAGGGTCGGGTGAGGTTGCGATGAGTCGAAAGTGCGCCGGGAAGCTTTCCTCGAACGTCACCGCCGAAGCCCCCATCAAATATTTGAAAATGGCAATGATGTCCTCGCGGGTCCCCTCGGACAACAATTCCGTGACTCGGAACTCAAGCCACGCCTTATAGGCCGTGTCGTCCTGGTCGGTCCGCCTGGGTTGCCCAAGCACACGTCCGATGTTGTCCAGTTGCACGCCTTCGGCGTCGTCGATAGACAACCGCTTCTCGAAAGTCCCAAGTGCATTTTCGATTACCTGAACTCTGTCTCCGAAAACGGTGATAACACCAATTAGGATTTCATCGTCCACCGACTGAGACCGTAAACTCGCCAGGGCGTCAGCGGTATGTGTGGTGATCGCGTCCATCAATCCCTCACAACCGTGATGCGCGAGGCGTCGTATTGCGGGATCTCGTTGGGAGCCATGGTGAGGACGGCACCGGAGATCGGGGGGTCGGAGATTCCGACCAAGAGCGTCATGTTGTTGATTCCTGCGACGGAGGCGGCGGCTCCGGCAGCCAGTTGGAACGGAACCACGTCCTCGCCCAGGGCGGCGTTATCGGTGCCAAATTCCTCAAGCGCATCGGCCAGTCGCGTGTCGCCATCGGATGGATAGACAGCACCCTCGCGTGAGTCCGTGTTGGCCGTCACGTTGGCGATTATGTAGATCGGCACGGTTGTGGGGCGCGAGAAACAAATGACTTGTTCCACGCCCTCGGAATCCTCGACTGTTACCTCTGTGTCACCGTGGGTCTCAATTCCGCCTCCGACCGAGGACGCTATCGCCTCGGCAATGTCCGTGTCGTCGCCACCCGTGACGTAAATCTCGACGGAGTGTGGAGGCAGACCGTTTTCGTCGGTCGTGTCGAACTCGTTTTCCGCTCCCCCGGTGAGGGTGACACCGGTCACGGCATCCACTGCAGAGATAATCCCGTTGAGGGTTCCTGATCCTGTGCGACGGAGGCTGCGAAGCCGACGTTGACGAAAAGCTTCCGAGGTCTCCGTGTCTTGTCCTGGCATGGCATCGGCGGCATTGGTTACGGACGTGATCCCTGATTTCGGGGTTGCGATTGTCGTCAACGTTCCGGCAGGGGCCAGGACAGGCCCGGTATCGTGGGCCTGCATTGCGACCTCCACGGTCCCCGTAGGACCGATGGTGTGCTCGGCCAAGGCCTCGAACAACGCCGTGGAGTCCCCGTCCACCGACGCCCCAAACGGATTCGGCGGACCGTCGATTACAGTGCCCTCGTCCCCGGTGACGGTGGCTGTAACCGTGGAGTACGAAGCGGCTTTGCGCTCGGCGTCATTCAAACGATACAGTCGGTCCTGGGCCTCATCCTCGGCGGAATCGGGGTCCATGGAGTTGTAGATGTCCTCCATCTTTTCCCACAAGGTGTCCTCTCGGGCGGCCAGGATCGCCGCCAACTGTCCGAGTGGTGATGTTTCGGTCAGGTTGATGGCATCACCAAAAGCCGTCCTGAATGCGTCCTGGATTTCCTCCAGGATGTCAGCCAACCTCGGGCGCGAGAACCCCGTGGAAAGAACTCCGTAATCAGCCATTACCTACCTCCAGGGCTATTTCGCCGTCAGAAGTCGAAACGCGGATTTGGACCGTGGCCGTCCTGGTCTCAACGTCCTGCTCGAAAGACATTTCGAGAAGATCAAGAACCCCAGGAGTCTCAAGGACCGCCCTGGTGAGGATGGCTTGGGCGTTCTGCGGATTTTTCTCGAACAACTCCGTGAACCACGGCAAGCCATCCGACCGATCCATGAACCACTCGCCCTGGACCGCCAACAGGCGCTGCCGAATGCGTTGTTTAACCTCATCGGCTCCCGTGACGATGGGGATGGCGTTGTTTTCAAAAACGAGGAGGCCGTCGTCGTCTTGTTTCAGATCGGACACAGTTCCCCCCGGAAATAAAAAAGGGCCCCCCTCCTTGCGGAGAAGGGCCCTCGCGTTGTTCGCGTCAGGCTTCGTCTAAGAAAATACTACCATGACGTGTAGGTTTTGGACGACTGGGCTACTCGACCCGGACCAGTGGAACACCTAAAGTCATTCCATCCCCGATTCCTTCAATCGTGACCAAATCGCCTTTTTTTAGCGTGGACAACCATTTCACGTAATTGTCGTTTTCGTAACTGACTATAACCACCCGAAGAATATCACCTCTGGCCTTGAGAGAAATCTGTGGTTTACCAAAGATGTCCTTTTGAATATCGACCATGACCCCGGTGACTTCCAAAAGTTTTCCCTTGTATTTGTCGTCGGCCCCGACCTCATTGTCGTGGTAATCGTCGTAAAGTTGGATGGCCGTCGCGGAGATTGGAACGACTTTCTTTTTCTCTTTGTTGCAATTCGAGCCGCCTAAAAAAAGAAGAACAAAAACACCAAGAAAAACCCACATAATCTTGTTGAACGCCGAGTCCTTCTTCGGTTGATCTTGGCTCATGGTTTCTCCTTGAGGCGAATGTTACAAGATTACAAAATAATCCACTTTCCAGATTCGTAATCCAACAAAAGCATTTTTTCCCATTGGGAGATGACTATATTTGCGCTTCCATCAATAGTATCGGAACTTGATCCTTCGATGGTCACGGAACCAGCACCAACACATTTGTAGTATTTGTACTCACCGCTCCCTGTTGCGGATTGGAGTGTTATGGCTCCAGCAGAGGCATTATCGAAAACAATAACTTTCATGGATACTGGAGCAGCACAACTTGAGGTGATTGTGGTTACAGCCATAGCATCACGATCAATTTTACCGCCATTGAAATAAGCACCAGCAGAATTAAATAAATTTAAACCAATGGATTCATCTGTAAAAGAAGATGATGCATACGCTCGACACGTGACAAACCTTTTGGTTTTATCATCATGATCGACGGTTTTCCACCCGAGACCAGCTCCGGTTAATCCTCCACCGTAGGATATTGGAATAACGCTAAAAACAACTCCACCATCAACATCAATATCAAGATACCCAGTTGATACTATGCCTCCACCTTTTGCAGTTGGAGTATTTGGAGTTGTCATAGAAAGATACGAAACAGTTTGAAGTGTTTGATTTGGATTTCCCAGTTGAACCCACAACGGAGAAGGACCACCATAAAAAATACTTGCAATCGCATAATCACCAGCGTAAAGACTTCCAGTGGAAGGAAGGTGCAGATCATTACCGTTCATCGTGACGGAAGAATTTGTAACGGCTCCATATGATGTCCATTGCGCGAGTGCGTTGGCGGATCCAGCACAGATTCTAGACCCACCACCTGGAGTAGTAACAGCCATAACACCAATCCTATTCGTTGGCGTGTTTCTTGGAGTGGGTGAAAATGTAGGTGTCTGAGCAACCGCCTCGGAGACCATGAGCAGGATGGTGTAAAAAAATATGTTTATCTTTTTCACTTTTATTCTCCTTGGTTAATCAGGTTGAAGGAATCGATCCAGTAGGTTTGGCCACCATCACCGTAATATGATAAACACAGAACCGACCCCCTGCCAAGCGTCAAAGAATTATTGTCGTCTGAAAAATTGAATCCTGGTGGTAGTGTCAACGTTGCGACATGATCCGCTTTTTGGATTATTTTCATAATACTACCTTCCGGCATGGTCACCAAATGGCTCGAATCATCCGCACAATCCAATATATTCACGGTGTTTGTCAGTTCTGCGTCAATTCCCGTCACAACCTCCACAGGGCCAGATGGCAGGTAATCAGACGGCCCAAAACCAGAATCTTCAAGCCCGGTACCGGTGTCGTCTGAAAAAACAGGGAAATTACCCTCAATAACGGCGACCCCTGGAACGTGGACGTTATATCGCCCGCCAACCTGAAACCAGTCAGCGCCGTCATAAACCCACAGCGTTCCCTCGTCGAGGCAGAAACCAGCCATGCCCTGCAACATCGTCGTGCAGGAAGAAAGCTCGGTTTCGTCCTGAAAAATAAATCCAAGACGATGCAACTGCATTTTGTTGGCGTCGGTTGGGTTGGCCCACCAGTCCGCGTGTTCATTACTGGTTTCATCCGGCGTGATCAAATCAGGCATTGGAGACCATCCTTTTCAGGCCAACGGAGTGGGAACCGCGCATTACCCCGACCCTTCCGTCTGACGTCAACATGAGCCGGTCCACAGTCTTTTCAGCCGGATCGGCGAGTTCGTTTTCCTGCGTAAAGTTGTCCAACATCGTCTGAAAAAGCGCCGTTGCGTTCAGGGCCATCGAGGAAAGCTGTTCCGGTGAAATGGTTGGGTCGAGGACCAAAAGATACCCAACCCACTCCTGGGCAAGTTCCTCGTAAGTTTTCACGAGTACGGTTGCCATGGCTCAACCTTTCATCAACGAAAGTAGTATTTTGATCCTGGTCAATTGGATCTGCGCCCCAGGCCCCAGGGGCTGTGGACCGATGGCCGTCATGGTTGTCGCGCCTTGCAGCGCAATGATCAGTTGGTCGATGATGTCCAGTAGTTCCACGGCACTGTTTTTTAGGATGATCTTCCCTGCTGCCGTTATCTCGATCCACGCGCTCCCGTTGCAAATCTCCAGGCTGGTATCTGCGCCCTTTGATGAAATTTTGTTTACCTTCGACCGGCCGCCAGGGATGGCAAACGCGTCCGTCATGTCGTGGTGGCGCTTGCTCTGCGTCTCCTCAACTGACCCGGACTCGTACCAATCGTCGATGGACCGCTCTGAGAAAACCAAAAGCACCTCGTCGCCCTTGGCGACTGGCAGCCGCACGTGGGCCGAACCCATGGAAGGAAAAACCAGTGGGACCTTGTTGATGGGGCGGACCTCAATGACTTGGTCGTCGGAGGCATACCGCTTTTTGAGCATTGGCTGCACGTCAACGGTGTAGTCCGAGGAGTAGTAGGCGAGAACCTTCCCCGGCAGGCAGGTGTGCAGGTCCAAGGCGCGGGAATCGAAGTGCCCGTCCAAAATCTCAGAGAGGGTTGGTGTCCGGCTATCTTTTCGGGACAAGGAAACCCTCCGCGGTGGTGCTGAAGTCACCCTCTTGGGAATCAAAATCAAACACAGCCCTTGATACCCTGATCCAAGCGGACCCGCAAATTGGTGAAACAAGATTGACCAGACGCCCAGGGATGATCTCTTTGTTCAGAAGGCTTTTGAAACTCCAGTCATACCCCGCATCATCAGATTCGGTCGATGTCCCTTTTTGCGGGTACTCCAGCAACCCGGTCGAAGCCTGAAGAACAACCGCCACCTCGCCTGTGCTCTCGTTCTCGGGTACGACCTGGATCTCTCCGTTCTGGACGCTCCACGTGTATCCGACATCCCGGAGGATCTGGTTCATTGCCTTTCGGGCCTGGCCGCTGAAGTGGTATCCCCTGTTGTATTTGATCTCGCGGAACTCAGTCATTGCGGTCGAGGTCATTCCCAACGCGTCCTTGATGCGCTGGAATGCCTGTCGGTTCGTTGAACCCGGTCCCAAGGAAATGTCAACGTGGCTGTCGGACAGTGACCTCTCGCCATCCCCTGCCTCGATGCGGCACACGTCCTCGGCCTTGTCCTTCTTGTTAAGGACTTTTGAAATATCGCCAAGGAAAAGCATTCCGGTATCGCCGCCGTATCCGACGTCCACCCTCACGGCCATTCCTGGGCTTTCGACGAATCGTTGTGAGTCCGGGCTCAGGTTCAACAGTTCGATCACGGCCTTGTTTGCGAAAAAATCATCCGTCTTTTCTACCTGCCCTCTGGCGCGGACCTTGAACTCCTTGGAGCCCAAGGCAAAACCAGGCTTTCCAACCGTAACTATGACCGTCCGGTTAAAGAGGATCATTCCGATTCCTCATACCAGAGCTTGAAATCTTTCCCGAGCCCGGTCTCGCCCGGCGTCCGGCCTTTATCGGCCATGTCCAAGAGATAAAACTTCCCAAGTGGGAATCCATCGACTCTCCCTGCCGCTCCACGGAACAGAGGATAGCCAGGGAGAAGCATCTGCCCGAGCCGGAGTGGATTTCGGTCGATGTCGTAGATGTCGAGCGTCCAGCGGTCGGCGCGTTCGTTGTACTTCACGATGCAGATATAACCGACTTCCTCAAGGTCCACCCGGAACTCGTAACAGGGATACTCATCGGTGAGTGGGACGTTTACCGTGCTCATATTCCCCACCCAGTGGCGTCAATTCCTTTTGCAAGGTATGACTGTAGTTTCTTTTCCTCGGCGACCGTTGGAGGAGGTGCAGGTTTTTTCCCTATGTCCTGTTTCGCAGGAGCACCCTTTTTATCCTGGTGTTCCTGCGGGATGGTGACGCTAGAACTCGAAACGTAGCGGATTTCCTCGAACAGCGAAGTGAATTGGAGGACGTTTCCGGTCCGAGCGTTTCGGCTTGGGGTGTAGGAGACGAGGGTCATGGAGGAATAAACCTCGAACCCAGCCACAATATCCACGACCTGACCGCGAAGGGATTTCATGGTTTGATGGGCGCGGCGAATGGAATCCGGGATACCACCAAGGCCTGAAAGTTCAAGCCCGGTGGCCTTGTACAGCGGAACGGCTGGGATCAGGACATCGAGCATGAGTTTGATAGGCTCGATGTTGATGTGGTCGGTTGCAGAGCTTCCGTCCTCCAATGGGGACCTGGACGGCGTTGCGGTGAATTCGGGTGCTTCGTGGATAACCACGTCGAAAACAAAACCGATTGACCCGTCGCCGTTATTCGCGGCGCGTGAGGACGGGAGGATAACACCTTTGGTTGGAGAAAATCCGAACATTAGGTCGCCTCAATGGGTTTCAGATCCCGGCCGGTATCGCGGAGCATTTGCGACAGGGCGTCTCGGACTCCAAGTTGCACGGCCTTGGGTACGGCCTCGGGGGGCGTCCCAGGCGGGACGTTGACTGTCACCGGGGAGTTGATTTGAACCGCTTTTTTTGAGTTATTGACCGAGGCCATGGCCGTGGGACTCAGCCCGATACCTCGCAGAGAGTGGGCGTTTCCGCTTTCACCGATCCCAAGGGAGCCGAGGCCAGAACTTATTTTTTTGTAGAACCCATAACCAGGGATTTTTCCGAGTAGGTTAAGAAATTCTCGGAGTGCTAAGCCCATGTCTTGAAAAATGTACAGAAGGTTTTTGAATATCCTGCCGGTCGCCGAATCCCCGCCTTTTGCAAAAACCCAAAAATCCTGAATCCACAATGCGGCGAGCATGAATGCAAAGGCGAGTTTTGAAAAGATAATCTTCAAAGCCGTTCCGAGAAAAGAGAGGGTTTTCATCAGGACGGACATCTTCATGAGGGGCGCAACAAAAAGCCAAGCGTTCCTGGCCAACTGAAAAAGGAATGTTCCGATTTTGAGGCCTTTAAACGCAATCCAGCCCCACAGAAGAAGTTTTGTTACGCGTTCCGCACCTCCGAGAATCTTTACGACGGACATAGTTCCCTTAACGACACCAGATATTACGGGGATGGCTCCTTTGATCACTTCCACAATTCCATGGACAGTCCCTTGGATGTTTGTCCGTATGACCTGCCTGTTTTCAACCGCCCATTTGATGGTGGCCCTAACAAGATTATCCATTTCTGGAATTAACGCGTTTCCGACAATGTTCCGAAGTCCGGCACCCGTGAACTGTAACCGTTTCAGGTTGTCGTTGAATCTCTCGGCCGCTTCGGCGGATTCACCGCTCATCACATATCCGACATCGACAGACTCCTGTTTTAATTTTTCCAATTCCTCCCTACTCATGTTGGCGACGTTGATGAAACCGTCACCTCCACGGCCAAAAATGGATCGCGTGATTGACGCTCGGTCTCCAACGTCCTTGACGTTGTTGAGCCCGGCCATCACATCCATGAAAAACGCGTCGTAGTCCTCCCTGGCCTTCCTGGGATCGACACCGATGCGGCGAAACGCTTTTGCCGTCTCTCCGGACATTTTTCTTGATGCGTCGGCTGCGTTCCTGGCCATGAAAAGGAATCCGGTGCCGAACTCCTCCGTTCCCATTTCTGCCAGACCAACCATATAGATATATTTCTGGTAGGCTTCGGTTGCGAGGCCGAGTTTTTTTCCGCCTTTAACCGCTGCCTCCCCGGCGTTGGCCGTGAATTTTGCGAAACCGAACATGGTGGCCAAGCCAAGACCAACCGTTTTAAAGGTGGATTTCAACTCCCCCTTCAGGGCCCGGATATTGCCTTCCATTTTTTTCAGTTGGGTTTGATCGACGTCGAAACCCCACACCGTAATCAATTCTCTTACGGTCGCCATCAGTCGCCCCCGTTATGACTCATCCGCTGTATTTGATGCGCCTCGGCATCCTCTTGGATGTCGAGGACTTCATGCGCGTCTACGACATCGACGATGGTCCACGAGCGGCGCATTTCCTCTAGAGTCACCATCCCCTTGAGAATCGGCCGCCAGATGAACCAGTCGATGTTGACGTTGCCTGGGTCGAAAGGAGGGCCCGAACCTTGGCGGTCCGAGGTGCGTTCCCTTAGCCTTTGGACCCTGAGAAAAAATCCTGGTAGTTGAAAACGATGGCTTCCTTCACGACCATCAGCATTGCGCGGGTTTTGCCGAGGAATTGAGATTCCATCTGCAAAGGCATCCCGGTCCCCATGCGAACGGAGGAAAGCAGGTCCTTGATGATCGTCCAAACCACGTCCTCGTCGAGATGGAAAGCCAAAGCCTCGACGATGGGACCGATGGCTTTTTCGATCTCCATGTCCAGGACAGAAACCAGACTGACGGATTTGAGATCGGTGAACGTTCCTTCCGAAGCGTTGGAAAACATCTTGGCGATTGAAGGCCCACCGATCTTGATGAGCCGGTTTAAAACTCGGATGGACTTCTCCGGATCCAGGTAGTGGAGTTCGTAGGCCTCACCTTCGATGGTTGTTTTTCGTGGGTCCATCAAAGGCCTCCGGCGATCATGCTGAGGCTGTGGGTTTTAAAGACCCACGTGATCTCGGTCGCCTTGTCCGCCCAGTCCATTTCGGGGGGGCGAACGATGCGGGCCTGATCGGCGAAAACCACGGAGGTCCCCTTGGCGTCTCGGACGTTCACGGGGAGCGTTCCGGCACCAGTCAGTTCGTCGACCTGGAGAAGACCGGAGAGGTAGGGGTTCGACTTGGATCCGTACATGAGACGGACCTCGACCTCTCCGGAGCGGTCGTTGTTCTTGCTCCAACCGCCCTCGCCGTCACCGCCCACGTCTAAGCTGAAGGAATCCTCGTTTCGCTTGGCTTTCACTTTCGAGCCCTTGGCGAAACCGTCGAGGGCGACACCCCCGACCGTCACCGAAACCTTGGAAGAATCGTAAGTCGTCTGGCGTTCGGACATCTGGCCCTCCTAGGCTCAGTATTTCAGCTTCACGTCGATGGCGAACTCGTTCACCGCGCCCGCCAGTTGGCAGACGCACTCGATGCCGTTCAATTCCCGGGCCACCTTGTCCTCGTCCGTGATGTCAGCTTCCTTGGGCGCGAAGATGGTGTACCCCTCGGGGTATTCCTCGGTTTTGGCCAGGAGTTTGTTTTGGACTCCCAGGCGAAGGACTCCCTCGATTTTTCCGACAGCACCGGCAATTCCGGCGTCGGTGAAAATCACCTTCTCGTTTTCGAGGAGGTACTCGAAAAGCGCCTCCTCGATTTTGGCCTTGAGCCACAGTTTGCCCACGGAGATGTCGAACCACGTGCCATCGGCCGTCTTGACGTTCTTGGCGATCCCGGTTCCGGCCGTCAGTTCGTACCAGCCGCAGTTGTCGGCAGAGAGGTTGTTTTTGTAGGTGGTCGTCAGAGAGTCCGTGTCCACTCCGTCGCACGACTTGTAGTCGTAGTTCGACCCACCGGGATCCTTGGTGAACTGTTGGCCGAGCAGGGCTGCGTTCAGGTACGCCGTGGTGTCTGCCGAGTAGACGATGCCGCTTTTCTCGTAGCTTTCGGCTTTGAGGGCGTAGGCGGGGTTGGTGTTGGCGTCATCGGTGCCAGCCAGCATGGCGGCCTCTCCGGCCACGGCCAGGAACACCTTGTCGAGGGTTTCAATCTTCGCTGCAGCGGCAGCGATGTCGGCCACCGTCCGAGAGGTGAGGATCAGGCCGAACCAGTCATCCCCGGTATCGCCGGAGTCGATGATCGTTTGGATTGTGGTGGCGATATTGGTGGTCGCGTTGGCCGTGGTGTGGACCAGCGAGAGGTTGGCCGAAACCGTCGTCGTGAATGGAGTGCCAGCCACGTCCGCCGTCAGGATGAGCGTCGCGGTCCCCGAGGCCGTCACGGGCTCGGTTCCTGCGTTGATCAGGGCCAGGAGACCGGCGACGATCTCCGCAGTGGTGGCCGAGGCATCCGAGGTATAGGTGAAGGTCGTGGAATTGATCTTGCACTGGTAGGCGGCTTCGCCCTGGACGATAGGAGTGCAAGTGTCCACCTGGGCAACGGTGGCGGCATCACGCCGCCCGACTGCGATCTGTTCGGGGACGTAATCCTGGTCGAAGATGGACTTGGCCGCGATGTATTCCTCGTCGGTGGTTAGGAATCCGGCATCCTCCATTTCTTCGAGGGATGAGTAAAATTCGAGCCGTCCCACAAACCTTGAATGGACACCGATGATGAGGGGAGTCCCGAACCCGGCCCTGTCAAACGGTCGGTTTTCGACCGAGACGTTTACCGTCACCAGCTCGCTGATTTTCCCCATCGTCGTCCTCCCGGAAATAAAAAAGGGCCCCCCTCCTTGCGGAGAAGGGCCCTCGCGTTGTTCGCGTCAGGCAGTTAAGGTTTTTCGACTTCTATTTCGACTATTGAATTATCCGACAAAATGACATTTCCCGCAACCGTCTCAATGGTGCTCGGGTCATAGACCATTTCCGATGGAACAAAGATGTCGAATGCGAACTGCGTCCGGCGCTCCCATCCGGTATCGGATGCCTGGGACAAATCCTGCGCCTCGGTGATTTCCCCGATTGAAATATCACCTTCCAGGTATGGTTCCAGGGCCACATTATTCATGAGCCCACATTGCAACGCGGCTGCAATTTCGACCGAATCCGATCCCCAAACGTTGATGTTTACCCGGAACGAACGCGTCCCGACGAGCGTGATAACCCCATCAATCACTCGTGTTTCGTCCCTCTGGCCGTCGAGCCCAGGGCCGGACATGGAATAGGTGACGTAAGGTTTTGACGGCCTGGTTCCTTTTTCCTTCTCTGGTATCACAGGTGCCGTGGTGCCACATATCGCGGAGGCCCAGGCCTTTACGGCGCTCTCTATCGCCAGCATGGAGAATGGTGCGGTAATGGTGCCTCGAAACACCCCCTCAATGGCAATGGACTGGTCCGATTCGACTCCACCAGTGACCCCTGTGACCCTCCACTGGTATCTCGTGCCGGCCACAGGATCCACGGCGCTGTTGGCGGCATTGTCCGTGAAGGTACGCAATGATCCGGTGATGGTCGAGGCGTTCAGCTTTTCCCACACGTCCCACGAGGAGGCCCCTGTTCTCGCGCAACGGTAGACGTTCCAGGACGTTGGGGATGTTGCCGAAACCCACGTCAATACTGCGTCGGTTGCGTTGATGGAGGTGAGAACAAGGCTTGTGATGGTTGATGCGGCCACGGTTATCTCCCGGTCTCGATGCCCTGGACCTGATCGACTGGAACGGGGTGGCCCTTGGCGAGTTCAATCGCCGGGCCTAGCCTGTAATCACGGTAAACACGAAATCCAGAGTTCATTTTGCAAACAAAACCGTTTTTAAACCTAATCCATGTCGGGTAACCGCTTTGCGACGCCAGATGCAGACGACGCTCCATGGTCTCAGTCATCGGTATTTTCTTCCAAAAAAGCCACGGCTTCGTAGTGAGGGATGATCCCTGCGCTTCGATTATCCACACGCTTCACTCGGTAGGTTCGACCGCCCCAGGTGAAGGTGTCCCCCCGCCGCCCGGTGGCCTCGTCACCACCGCTGATGGCACCGTGGGAGAATATCGAAACGCCTTCTTTTCCGCGCTCTCCCTCGGGGACGTTGGCCAACTCGTAAGAGGTCAGCGAACGAACTGTCATTTTGGAAGTGAACGTGGTGGCCGCGGCTTCTTCCCACGACCCGGTATCCTCATTGCGGCTACCCACGGCAGGGCGGGTGATGGTGTAATCCACTCCAAAAAAGTTACTCACCCTTCCCTCCCATGCGTACCTCGAACCCGGTCGACTGCCTCATCTGACCTGTGTCGATCAGGGTTGTCACGGACCCAGCGGCGTCTTTTCCGCCATCGGTTGCGCCAGGAACGACCTTGAAACCTGCTTTTTTCAGCTTTCTCAGGATTGTATCGGGGTCGTTCGGCGGCGGGACATTGGTCCCTATAACCTCTTTGATCTGCCCGACGTGGGCCACACCGACGCGCTTGAGGGCCTCGGCTACCGTCAATTTCCCTTCGCCGATCTGTACAAGTAGACCGTTGATCATGCCCCTCATCTTCACCCTGTTGGTGGTGTAGGCGATCTCCATGAACGGCCTAGGGGGGCTGGTTTCGGTCCCGAACTCGTTGAAAATTGCGATCTCTGCGTTGGTTGCCCCGCCCTCGGTTCTTTCCTCCTCTGCCTGTTCACGCGGGAATCCGGTGGCCACCACAGGTCCACGGGCAGCGACACCGATCTCATGGACTATTTTTCTTCCGACCTCTGTCCAGGAGTCGGACGTTTCGCCTCTCACGAATAGAATCCCAATGGCATGATGGCCGTCGAACGAAGTTCAAGAAATTGTCGGCCGTAATTGGTGGTCTCAAACTCGTTCAGATTCGAGGAATTGGGCGTTGCGTAGGAAACGGAAACGTCGCCCTCTTTTTTTGACGTAACCGCACCCCCGCCAGTGAGTAGGTGTGAATCCTTTTCTTTGGCGATCTTGTGGGCGATCACCAGGGCCTTGGCGTATTCGGCCGAGTCCCCCCATTGATCGTCGTCAACGAACAATGCGGCAATCGTGTTGAGGACCTCAAGGCGATCCTCGAACGCATCCTCCTCGGCCTCAGTCGGGGCCAGCTCAGGGAATGCGTTCGAGAAGTATTCCAGATCGACTTCAATCGCCATTTCGGATCCTTACTTGCCCGTTTTCGCCAGCTTGGCGTCCACGGCGTTGATCTTCTTGATCTGGATCTCCAAGGCCTTCAGGATTTCCTGGCGAGGCTTGTCGGCCACTTGCTCGGAATCCATCCAAGGTTGCAGATCCGAAACCTCCATCGTGTTGTCGATGAGTTCAAGGGCCTTCACGACCGAGAAATCCTTCAGGCTCTTGATTTCGGTGACGTCGTTCACGACCTTGGTTTCTCCGGATTTTGATGCGACCGGCATGGTGACGATGGACAACTCGCCATTTTCCAGCCGCTTCTTGACATCCGGGTGTTCCTTGATCTGGTTCCAGATCTTCTCCGGGATGTTGTTGGACCCACTCACGAGGTTGATGGAATTGGTGGGTTGAACCATCCTGCGCCCACCCTTGATCATCGACCCCTTCTCATACTTCCCGTAATGGATGCGCCAGCAATTCCCGCGAGGCTTTTTCCTCGTCGGCTTCAAAACTAACCGCTTGTAAATCACCAGAGGCATATCGCCCTCCCGTTTTTGAACTGATAAAAAAGGGCCGGGACCGGATGGCCCCGACCCTCGTTTTTTGACACTGCACAACTCGACCGAGGATCAGATGCCGGAAGCCCAAGCCGCACTGTACGGCTTCTTCCAGATCACGCCGCCCGTCCGGCCCTCTCCGACCACCACGAACTCGCCGATCATTTCGATGGGGTTGTGCGTCTCAAACTCCATCGGGATCGCAAGTTTCACCTTCTTCGGATCACGGGTGTAAACCATGATCACGTCCGCGGAGCTGTCCAGACCGTTCATCTTCGAGAACGGGAGGACTTCCTTCACGAACGAGGTTTTCTTGAAGAAATCCAGGACCGTGATGTCGGTGTCGGGGATACGGAGGGTCGACACCAACCGGAACTGCTCCAATGGGAGCAGCATGGTGTCAGGCTTCTCGATCTCCCCGGTGTTGGTCCACGGAGCGTCGTCCACCGCGTGCATGTCGCGGAGGATTTGATCGGCGTCCTTGGTGGCCCAGGTCTTGCTTGAGCCTTCGCCGTCCGCCAGGAGGGAAACCTCCGGGATGATGGTGAGGTCCAGGAACCCGTCCAGGTCGAATTCGGCATCGCCGTCCCAGGCGATGTCGTCCTCCAACTTGCGATAGGCTTCCTGCGCGGCCTCGGCCTTCATCGTGTCCAGGGACCGACCGGCTTTTTGGGCCGCTCGGATGTCCTGGTAGGTGTAGCCGTATGAATCCCCACCGCTGCGGACCTTGGAGGTCTGCTCGGTCAGGAACACGTCGACGCGGGGATAATCGGCACCCCGGTTCGCAATGATCTTGGCCTCGCCCACGCGGTCGGACTCGTAGTACACGATCGATTCCGTGCCGGGATCGTAGTTCGTGTCCACTGGGATCAAAGTGCGGGCTTTGAACCCCGGATAGTCGATCTTCGAGATCTCGGCCTCGACGGTCTCCAGTTCGCGCTCGAAAAACGCGCCCTCGGACTCATCGAGATTCGGCGTCGAGAATTTCTTGCCCTTGTACGGCATGGTCGTCTCCTTTTCCCCTCGCGGGGTCATGCTTTGGTTTTTTTACTTCTCAGCCCCGCGCCCCGTTAGGGGATCGCATACTCCACAGGCACCAACTCACCGGCTCCGCAGGATTTCAGGAATCGTCCCGAGGCCAGCAAGGCAGCCTTGTCGGTATCCACATCGATCCGAACTTGGCCGACCAACTTCCCGGCCCCATTGGCCGTGTATCGCACGTAGACGGGATCGGTGACGTTGGCGGCCTGTTCGCACACCACCACCACGCGGCCCTTCTGCACGACGGCCAGAGCGGCCTTGGCTTGGTAGGTGTCCGGGTCCGCATCGGGATCGTTTGGGGTCAGGTTGCGGATCGCAACGCCCTGGATGAGTTTGATGTCCGTGATGTCGGCAGCCGCAGCGGGGAGTTTCACGAGGTTGTCGGAACTCGTCCCATCCTTGGTAACGAACCTACCGAACGGGATGGCCGCTGAGGCCACACGAGTCACGGTCGTTTTCGGGCTGTTGTCGTAGACATCCCCCGCCCGGAAAGAATCCATGGAACTGGGATAAGAGGTTTGCATTTCACTTCCTCCTGGTTAAAGGTCCAAATCCACGATGGCGGTGCCACCACTGACACCCGCCGTCACGTAACGCGCACCCGAAAGGAGCGCAGCTTTGGCATCACCCGAGCCCGGATCGTCGTCGTCCGCCCGGAACATCCCGACCGTGTCCTCCTGCGTTTCCTCGCCGGGGGTCGTCTCGGCCACGGCGACCGTTACGTCTCCCTCGCCGGAATCCTTGAACGTGCAGGATTCGACCGCGATGGCTTCCATGGGGGTGGCTTCAAAGTCACCGCCGAAAGTGGCCACGACGGCCGTGGCGAAAGTACCGGTGCAGACGATGTTTCCGGCCCCGATGGTGGTCAGCGCTTCGAGGGCGGTGGTGATCTCACCGGCCGTGGCGTCGTAGGCAATGGCGTCGGTGGTCTCGCCGTCGTAGGAAAGGACGATCTCTCCCGACGCCGGGGCGGCAGTGGGGGTTAGGGTTTGAACCTCATCCACCCCTGCGTTTTCAGAAAAACGGACATAGACGCTGTCTGTGAGGGCCACGTTCTGGTCGAGCGCGACCCAAATCTTCCCTTTTCGGAGAACACTGAAAGGCGTGTCGACGGGATGGGAAGGCGAATCGCCGTCTGTCAGGTTGGGCTCTTGGAATGCGGCAACCACGACGCCGGAAACCTTTCCCTTGGTCGTGATGTCTGCGGCAGCGGCGGGATGGAATTTTTCCCCACTCGAATCCTGGGACAGTAGGCGTCCAAAATAGGCGACGGCATCGGAAACGACGGTCTCGGTGAGGACGTCGTTCAGGTCCGCGATCAATCCGGCTCGGCCTGCGGCAGGGGCAGAGAGGTAAGTGCTCTGAGGCATTTTCAAATCTCTTTCCGGCTAACCCCCCCGGACTCAGCACCAGGGGGTGTCGCCCTCGGGGTCGGTTACTTCTTTTCGCCGATGGGTTGTTTCCAGCGCTCGTTGAGCGCCTTCTTGCGTTCCTCTCGCGCTGTGGCGCGGGCAGCCTCGTCGCTCACCGCTTGGCGGGTTTCTCCGAGGATTTCCGAGATCTGGTCGTCGACCTTCCCGGCCTTCTTGCGGAGGTCCACCAACGCGTCGAAGCGGGCCTTCACGTAAGGGGCCTGCTTCATGTCCTCCTCGGAGGTATCGGGGGAATCACAGGCCACGACTTTCCGCATGATTTCGAGATCCGAAAGCTTGGAAAGCCCGGCGTGTTGGTCCTGCGCCAAGATTGACTTGGCGGTGGAGATGATGCGGAACCGGCTTTCGGCGGCCTTGTGGAGCACCTCGACCGGGACAGAATCGAGGCTGGGGGTCGAAGAAGCCTTCGCCTCGGCGGCCTGTTGGGCCTTGAGGGCGGCGTCGGCCTTGCCCTTTTCCTCGGCGGCTTTGTTCACGGCGTCCAACCGGGAAGCCTCGGCCGTTGCGGCCTTGGTCTCGGCGGCGGTTTTTTCGGATTCCAGCGCGTCCAACCGGGCGGCGACTTCGTCGACCGCATCGAACTCAACCCCACCGACCTTGACCTTTTTCATCTTTAAGGCTCCTTGCCGTTTTTGAACTGGTTCCACTTCCACTGCGTCCAGGTTTACTAGAAACTGAACGTCCTCCGAATCCATCATCAATTTCACGAGCGGGCCCTGGCGGCCTTGGGCGCAGGTGACAACGTGGTTAACGCGAATGTCGCGCTGAATCGCGTCATAGGCGACTTTCTTTCCTGTTCGCGGGTCCGTCCATTCGCCGGGCGTTACATCCAATCGCCGGAGGTAACCCGGAGAGAGTGCGATCTTCCCGTCCTTGGCAGCTTGAATCTCGTCGGCGTCGAAGAGTGTTATCGTACCTTCAACCACAGCCACTCCATCGACCTTGGTGCCCTTCACCGAATCCCCGACTACCCCGACCATGTGCTTCCGAATGTTTTCAGGGAGCAGGAGTTGGGAGGGTTCGTCGTAGGGATGCCTACCGGCAACGGGTGCTCCCTCGTAGGATTGCAGGCTGTCGAGTTTCACTACCTCGTCGGCAGGGCGATATTCCCGTCGAACCTTTCCGCCAGGCAACTTGTAGGTGACCACTCCCTCGGCACCGAGGCGGGCATTGGTTCGGAGAAACCCGAATGGGGTCTCCTCAAACTTCCCGCAGACAGCGGCATCCAGAAGGATTTCCGGCATTGCTCACCCCATCCGTGCAAAAAAAAAGGCCCGGCCCCCTTTCGGGAACCAGGCCCTCGCGTTTTTCGCGTCAGGTTCTTCTTTTTGCGTCAAATAAAATATATCACGTTGTAGCGCAAAACTGTCAAGCCCTCACGTCCTCCGGCTTTCTGGCGTCCTCGATCTTTCTCAAGACGGACTTGTCCAGCACCCGAAGCACATGCCCATCAACCATGTGGCTGTCGTTGAACCGGACGAATATCTCAGCGAACCGCTTTGATTTTGCCTCGTTCCCTAGGGAGATCAGGAGCGCGGCTTCTTTCACCGTCAGGCATCCGAGCGACCCAATGAGAAGCGCGTATTCCTCCTGGGATGTTAGAGGGAGATCGGTCTTCACGCCTTGTCCATCCACTGTTCGTATTCCTCGACGGTGACCGGGATGGCCACGCACCTGCACTGGTAATCCTCGCCGGGGTGCCCTGTTTCGGGTGGGTCGTCCCACAAGAAAATCTTTCCCTCATTCTCGGCGTGGGAATCGCGCACACGGGCATCATGTGACGTTGACCACCGATAAGCAGGAAATCCGGCTTCCGTCTGCCGCAACCGGGTCAGGTCGCCGTTGAATTTTGAAATCTGATCTCTGGCAATCAGGCGGGCACGACTTTCGCTGGCGCTGATCGCGCCATGGATTTCTTCGACGAGGTCCGCAGCCCGAACACCTCGCCTCGCGCCCTCAAACACAGTGGTTTCGATCTTCTGGCGGGCCTGGGTTCCGATGGACTTGATCAGTTTTACGTTCTCTCGGACGAACAACCCCATTTCCTGGGCCACCCAGGCCTCTCCACCGATGGGGTCGATCCCGATGAGAGCGGCCATCACACGACCCTGGTCACGACGGTTGAATCGGTTGATGTCGTAGGCACGCCCACGAACAACCTGCTCGATGGCACTCTCGCTGGCCTCGGTCTCGTAGGCGGTGCTTACGGATCTGAGTAGGTTTCCCATGTCGTCCTCAACCGAGTCAACGAGCACTGGTTTCGGTCGAAGCATTTCTGCGGATCGGAGAATTGACGGGATGGAAGGGATCAGGATACGGTCAACGGCGGAACGGAAAATTGAAACGAATCGTGCCAGATCGGATTCATACCCTTCCATGATGCCATGCGGGAATATGGGACGCGGAGCCCGCCGAAGCCTTCGGCTTCCCGGTTTACGGTACAGGCCTCGGAGAAATTCGAGGCGAGACGGCATCAGCCTAGTTTCCCGTAAAAGATGCGAGTCCCTCGGAGGGGGGAATAGGTGCGGTTGGATGATTGTGAAAGTTTTCCAAAAACCCAGTACTTCGTGGAAGGCCAGGCTTCGTCGAGAGAAAGAGTGATGCCACAGTCCGCCACAAACTTTTTCGCATCGGTGGCCGTGGTGAAAACCTTTCGGTCCAGAACGGTGCATGTGACCGTTTTTCCTTCGGCCTCATCAAGCATCACGTCCAACACGTTCTTTGCTTCCTTCGCGGCCTTGGCGGCTTCCTCTGGTTTTACTGGGGTCAAAGGTTGAGGTTCAACCTCCTTGAAATCTCCCGGCTTGAGGATGATCTCCTGTTTGTAATCGTTCCCACCGAACCGCTGCTGGATGATGGCCTTGGGGTCCGCGCCCATGTCCACGTAGATCTGGTCTGCCTCGGCGTTGGTTTTCTTCGTGACTGCCTCGTCCTGAGACGACGGTTGTTTCAGCGGCGGGAACCGATAATCCCATTCCTCGGGTTCAGCGCCATTGAACGGGTTGTCCTTGGCTGAGAAGGCCACCTGGAGGATGCTGTCCAGCTTCGAGGTGACGGTGGTCTCCTGGTATCCCTGAACCGTGTCGTAAAACGTGTTCTGCTGACTTTCACCTTTTCCGCCTAGACCGTCCTTGGGGGACTCGTTGAGCAACGCGGTGTGCGGGTACTCAGTCAACGAAACCAGATAGGACGTCAGGCGGTCGATCATCTCATCGAGGCCGGTCACATTTCGTGCCTTCACGTCATAGGTGTCGCCTTCGCGCATTGGCATGATTCCGATGACGCTTTTGGCATATGCCTGGATTTTGAAAAAAGCCTCGATGTCACTCTCACGGTGCGAGGCTATGTACCCCTCAAGGTTTTTGAGTGTCATCACCGCGACGTTGAAATCGTGGATCAGCGTAGCGACGTTGGAATGGGACGAGGAGTAATCCTTAAGCGCGTCCTCCATCCCAGTGAGGATCGAATCATTCCAGTAGCCATTCAGGCTGCGCTTGCGGGGCCCAACGTCGACGCCGTCGAACCGGACCAGTCTGGAGTAGTGAATTTTTACTCCGTTGTCGAGCACGTCCTTCGGTAGCCGACCTTTTTTGTCGTAGGTCGGTGCCATCATTCCTCGACGGTTCAGGAGGGTGTAGTAACGCGGCCACCCATAGTCGGGGTCCTTGTGGTTGTTGATGCGATCAGTGGACTGTGCATAGAGTTCCCACCTGGAAAGGACCAGGATGGACTTGAGGGATCGGATCCTGGTGAGATCGAGGGGTTGGTCCGGCGTGAGCCCGTCCTCGACACAAAACATACCCATGGCCCCACCGTACTTGCGGCCCCACTGCAACCCGAGCTTGAGATTTTCGAGAACCTTGAGGCCGTAAATATAATCCTGCATATCCTGAGCGTCGTCGGGTTCGATCCCGGTGAACTCGATCCCCCTACGCAGCGCTTCCTCTGGGAGTTTATCGACGATCTTGCGTGCCATGGGAGAAGCGGAGTAAAGGTCGTCGACCTCTGTTTCGGTGAGTGGGTAGTGGGTGAAGGTCGTAACGACGCGCTTGTCCCTGCCCTCGATGCCCAGGCCTGTGATGATGTTTTCCAGCCCGTCCAGGTTCGGCTTCTGCATTAGCGTTTCCCCCATCCACCCAGTAGCACCGAGAGATCGTCAAGCGATCCCTCCTGAAAATGTATCAGGGCAAGCGACATTGTGTCCACTTGGTCGTCGTGCTCGTCTTGGTCCCCACCGGAGAACACCCGGCATTCCTCGATGAATTGTGCGACGAAAGGATGTGCAACTTCATCGGCGGGGATCAGGACATTACCAGCTTTGAGGCATGGCTCGCACGCCAAAACGCGAAGAGTCTTTGAACCTTTTGGTGGGATCAGAATTACCCCGGGGATTTTCCGTTTGACGAGATCCTGCAATGCAGGGCCATTGGCTTTGTCTTCGATTCCCTTCCCCATGACCATTGGGTGTTTTCGGCAAAATCTCGCAAACTGGTCCACCTGCTCGGTAATACCCATCACGCCCCTGACCTGATCGAGGAGGTAATATGCAGCGCCCCTTCGGCCCCAATGCTGGAAAACGGTGAAGTCGTGCTGTTCGCCTTCGTAGGAAACATCGGGGTCCTCATCGGCCATGTTGAGATCAGCGAAAATCCACTCCTCGTCGAACCGATCAGGGAGAACCTTCCAGCGCCGGAACCATGCCGGGTTGATCAACCGGCCGCCAAGGGGCGTTGGGTTACCCTGCCATTGTGCCGACCAAAAATATCCAGATAGACCACGGATGGGTGGCTTGGCATCGGGGTCACCGTCGCGTTTGCGAACAAGTTTTTCAATAGGCCATTTCCACGGCCACAGGGCCTCGCCTGGTTTCCGCCCCAAGACATCATTGGTCTCGGCTATCGCAGGGAAGCACACATAATCGAACCCACGCTTGACGAGTGTCCCTGATATATCGTCCTCGTGCCACCGCTGCATCAACAGCACAATGTTGGCGTCAGGTTCGAGCCTTGAATCGGCCACGCCATCAAACCAGCTGATCAGTTTTGCCCTTTCTTTTTTTGAAAAAGCGTCCTCGGCTGTTCCAATGGGATCGTCGATAATGAAATCGTTGAACCGACGCCCCATGATGCCAGCGCCCACGCCTCGTGCTGTCCACTCACCTCCATCGGCCGTCTGAAACTCCCTGGCAGCCGACATATGCGATCTCAGCCGCGTGGTGATGTATGGGTTGTTGGCCTTCAACGCGTCGATCAGTTTCCCGCCCCAATAACCTGCATACTGGTCTGAGTGGGTCGCAAACCCTATTCTCCGGGTTTTAACCATCCTCCAGAGCCACAGGGGAAGGTAGTGTGAAATCAGCGTGGACTTTCCTTGGCCAGGCGGCATGTGGATCACCAACCTGGCGTTCCCTCGCATCATCTTTTGAGCCAGGAGTTTTGAAAGATATTCATGCGCTGGTCCGCAATGCCAGTTTCCTCCGCTGGCTTTCATGGCTAGTGAATGCGGGAACATGCCGTAGGCTTGGCCAACAATGGCTTGCTGTAGTGGTGATAGGTCAGGAGGCATCGGATTTGAACCCGAGCGATTTTATGAACTCGAACGCCGCCTCAGCCTTTTTGGGATCCCTCAAGGCTTCCCGCTGTGCCTCAAGTACTTTTGCGTCCAGGTCCGCCTGGGTCTCTGTGGTGCTTGGGCCCGCGCCCTTGAGCGCGTCCGCATTATCGGCAGTTGGCGTCCCTGTCGTTCCCGTTGGGGATAATCGCTCAAGGGCCAGGGCTGCCCGGTATTCCGCGTTAATCCCGGTGTGCAGGAGTCGTTGGACATCACTCGCGTGCATATCTTCCCGGAGCTTTTTCTTCCCGGTTTTAACCCCGTTCTCGTCCACCACATCCACGAACAGGTTATTGAGCCCCACGGCCGTCAGTTCCCGGCCCATCTTCTGGTGGCGCATGAGCACCTGGGCGGCCGACTCGGCCCCTCGTTCGATCAGTTTTTCTTTGGCGCGTTCAGATATTTTCTGCCGGTGGACTTCCTGATCATGGTCCCACGATACGTCCGCGTGCCGCTTCCAGGTTGTTGTTTTAATCCCTTTTTTCTTGAAAAAACGCCTGCGGGTGAAATCGGAATTTATAAACTCGGTATGTAATTTATGCCAGTTGTGTTGGGTTTTACCGGACATGATTAATATTTTGTTCCAACATCGCAAATATCGTCAATGATGTGCTTCGGCCGCCTAAATCACAGTTCACGGCCAAATATACACTCCAGCATTGAAAGGTATCTTTTCACCAACCACTCCGATGGGATTTGGAGAGAAAGCTTTTCTGGGATTAATAGTTGCCTCACCATTTTTTTTGACATACACCTTGTCACCAGGCGCCGCATCTTCTTCGAGCTTCATCTCAACCAGACCTCCACTACATTTGATCGAAATGAATACCCTGCGATTCTTCAGATGGCATGTTTTCATCCTGACATCCCCTTAACCTGTTTTTTTAAGCAAAGCCTTTAAAAGTGTTCTTTTTGCGAGAGGTCAATTAGGAGCGATCTGTCCTTATCTAACCAACCTCCGCACCATTGCCTTCCATCCAGGAAGCGGGTGGATCGTGATGGACAACGAGTGCTGACCGGCGTTATTGCGCAATTCCAACTCAACTCGCGAGTCCTGCGCTTGCCCAACCATCTCGGCAAGCCCGATATTGAATGGGACTGTGATTATGAGAGAGGGCTCTGGGTCTCTGGGGGGAGGGGTTTTAAAAAACCGCCTCATGCTATCTTTAAAGCGATAACTAAAGGGCATTTCCAATGACTCGCGGATGGAGAACTCGTACATTTCATTTCCGCACACCGAAACTTGCAACTTTTTTTGATCATTTGATTTCATTGCTCTCTCCTCTTTCGGCCCTGTAGTTCCTAAATGCTTGGCTTTTCTTTTTCCCAGTCTCTCTTTTCAAAGAATTCAATCTCTTTTGTGGGGGGAAGTCTCCCCCCTGGCCCAAGCCGCCGAAAAGGAACGTCCGGCGTCCCGGGCACACCCCCCTCCACCTACCATCCCCTCAAAAATGATGAATCTGTTTCGCTGGTGAACGCTTCTTTACGACTGTGGGAAAATCATCACCTCACCATTTTTCCGCAGATGCGAGGTGTACCGCAATATTCATTTGTCTACACTTTTTTTCGGCTTTGTTCTTATCTCTCAGAATATCCACCGGTTTTCCATGAGGATTCCGATTTCTTGGCTTGGTATCCCAAATCATAAAAACGGGATTGTGTTGTGGTTGATCGCCGGGATATTGGTTATTTTTCTTTCCTAGAAGCAGTCCGTTTACCATACAGACGATGAAACGCTCTTTAAACTCCGGTGGAAGTGTTTCTCCGCATCCAAATTCGCAGAGGTAATCAGCAGAATAAATCTCCATCCCACACTTTTTGCAGCATAAGGTTTCACTTTTCATTCCGCTCCTCCTTCTCTCCCTCGGTAGGGGACGGTCAGTTTAAAATTCGTTCCAGGTTGACCTTCTTGCGTATCTCGATCTTGTATTCGCGCAGGGCTGAAACGAGTTCCAGAATCTTTTCCTTCGGCGGTTCGGGTAGGTTGGAGTGCTTGGAATCCGCTCCGATGTTCACAAACAGTGGTTTTATTTTTGTGATCCATTCGGCCAAAACTTTCACGTCAAAGTCCATGATGGGCTCAATGGTGATAAAAGTTGAAATGCTTGGATGAAGCCCCATCATGCCCTCGTATCTGCTTATGGGTGGCGCGGCCTTTGAGTGTTCGGGGTAAAAACGGTTGCTCTCGATGGTTGTCCCGAAAAGACAAACCAGGGCTTCAAACTCAAATTTATTGGCTCTGGATGGGTTCTTGGATTGAAAAACGTATTTGTTTAAGTGTTTACGACAATGCGCGAGTATTTTTTTAATCCACTCGTCGGGAACATTGGGGGCCCCCTGTGTGGACTTGCTGGCGGCGTCTGCGAAGGCGGCTTCCCAAGAATCACCGGACCCAACCACACGCTCATTTATGCCGATGGGCGGCCCGGAATTGTAGGTTTCCCATATCCGGTGTGAAACGGGTCTATCCGAATCAAACGTGATACGGGCTCTTTCTCCGAACAACTCTTGAGCTTTTTTAAGCGCTTCCTCGTTCGTCATGTCATCCCTCGCTTCTCATACTGCGGTTGGCGATTCGGTCATACATCACGATGCTTCCAGCCACCGCGACGTTGAAACTACCTCCCGTCAGTTGGATTATGTGCTGACACTTTTCCATGATCGAAACCGGAAGCCCTGAATCCTCCGCTCCAAGCAGATAGACCGCGCACTTTGGATGCGTGAATCCTGGTATCTTTGCGGCCTCATCCGACATCTCCACGCCAACCAATTCAGCACCGAATGGCCTAGACTCTTGGAAGTGATCGAAGTCTTTGAAATGAAAGAGCGGGAGATGTCTCTCGGTTCGCATGGTGTCGCTGGATTGTTTTTGATAACGAGCCCCGATGGTGAAAACAAAGGCTGCGCCCAACTGATTAGCTGAACGCCAAAGGGTTCCAACATTTGCCTTTGTTTTCGTGTGGTAGATGCCCACTCCAAAAAATCCTTTCATCTGCCCTTCCCCTTCGAGGCCTTCTTGGTGCGGGAGGCC